CCCGTTTCGTCATTACTGAATACCAACTATCGGCTACATGTAGGTTTGACATTAGCTCCAGACGGTATTTCTGCATTACTGCAGGAATCCTGTCAGAAGCTGATGACAAATCAAAACAATAGGTCGGGTGTCCAATGCTTTCCTTCATAAGGGATGTAAATCCCTTATCTTGGTTCGCTGTGGCATCTGTACTAATTGATTGTAGTGTCTTATACAAAGAAATTTGTATAGGCTTCAATGATAATTGGCTCCAGTAATCTCCAATAGCAAATATCCTAGTCTTACCAGCAGGTTCGGCTGAAAAGCCTAACCTTCCAGTATGAACAGGGTCATTGCTAGTACTCGATAAGGCCTGTTGCTTCATCCATGAAGTAATCCAATCTTGCCCTAAGGCTCGATTTAATTGCTCAATGGATGTTGCTAAGACCTCATCTTGCACTACGGCTTTGGCATCAAGGTGTGAACAAGCTACAGCAGGACCATTTGGTCCTTTTGATAGTGTTGTTAATACCTTATGCCAGGGTTGTATTGGATCTGATAAGGCCCCTAAGTACCACTTACGCTTAAGCGTAAATTTTCTTAAGAATCTTTTAAACTTCTTAGATAAATCCCGTACGGATATCTTTGTTTCCAAAGACATCTCGTCAGTGATTGCATCTAATTTAGTGAAATCGATCCCTAAGCGAATTTGTTCGTAAGAACGAGCGATAGTTAGGGCGATTCTTTGGCTATCCCGATTACCCTTGATGAGTGGACGTAAAGTCCATAAGGGTTTCGGTATACCCCTCGAATCGACCTTACAGAACGATAGAGGTTGAGTTGGAAGCTCCAACAGATAGTTACGCAGAAATGCGTAGCAATCTTTGTAGAGTCCTAGTGTGTACTGTTTTCCATTGTTCTCAATTGAACAATGTAATCCGGTTTCATACTTGATCCAAATGTCAGCGATACATTCAGGTGTAAAATTCTGCAAATCTAGAGAAGCTAACAAAGCTAATCTATTTTTACTTAATCTTTTCATCTATTTGTATTGCCTGATATTTTGATCTGCTCTCCCGACAGGGAAATGCCGGTGCCACCAATCAGACAAAGGTGATCAAGTGAAAACAGATACCCGGCAAGGCCGAAAGGCC